ATCTTTTTCTCCATACGGTTTTTCATTGTAGCCTTCCATGTATGCTTCTAATAGATGTACGTCTGAGGTGTTTGGGTTAGGACGACGACCATAATAAGCATTGATCGCCCCACGTTCATATTCTGCTCCTATTTTGTCTTGGTACATTGCGTTTACTTTACCCATTTTTTCTACGTCTTTCTCTGTATAGTAATACCATTGTCCGTCTTCACCAACATATGCTTCTCCAACTTTCATTATGATTCTCCTATAGCTTTCTGTCTGATTGATTCGTACTCTACATCATCCAGAAGATTAGTCAAGTAGTCTTTTATGACCTTCACGTCATCCTTCAACTGGTCAATATCATTTTTGGCATCTTCTAGATATTCAAACAGGCTCTTAAGTTTGTCTTCTTCAGTCCACGAGAAATCAGAACTGTGGTTTACGTTAATGCCACGTTCAGCATCCTGACGACATTTCTCTGCACGACAAATAACATTGTGTAGGTCACTGTCGATCTCTTTGATTTGTTTGATGATGGTTTCCATTTTCATTCTCCTAATTTCCACTGTAGGGGTCTAACGAATCAATACCATATTTCCACTGGAGGGGTCAACTCTTAATTTCCACTGGAGGGGGTATTCCTTATTTCCACTGGAGGGGGTACTACCCAAAATTCCAGTCGTATATCCGAATTTGCCCGAATCAATACGAAAGGATAGGTTCGCTATACCAAAGGATAGGTCAATAGTACGAAAGTATAGGTTGACAGGATATTTGGTATATATACCGATTCGGGTAGTGATTCGTATATCCAAATTTGCTGTCAATGACACAAAAGGATAGTTGACAAGGAATTTCGGATAGTGTGGCTTAAATACTACATGATTCGCATGAATTTGCGATTGACTCAATTTAAAGCTTGCAGAATCGCTTGCAATGTTGCAGCCAAGTGATTCGGTATACAATTGTTTACAATTGACTCGCATAGTTCGACTCCGTTCGGAATCCGACAAAATAGAATCCGAATCAAAAATTGCTAATTTATTCCAGTCTGCCAAATTGCATTGTCTGTCCGTCAATACTTTTTTTGTTCCGCTTTTGTTCCACGCCTTATAATTATATATATAGGTTTTTGTTTTTTGTGCTGGACTCTTGCGACGAATCAAGGCAATGTAATTCCAGAAACAAAAAACGGAGTCGAAACAATGTCAAAACTAGTCAATGCATGGATTGCAAACCCCAACGAAAAAAATGCAATGCGTATTTTTAACCATATTAAAAAGCATCCTATGTCTGTTATTATGGTGGACTCGACACAACACAAGGCAATCAATCAAGCACTTGAATCGCTTAAGTAATAGGAGTCAATTATGCTAGTATTTATGGGAATCTTTTTTATCGCTTGCGCAATTCTAACCTTAATTCTGGAGTCTTAATATGTCAGATCAATTCATCAAATCAATTCGCCAATTGCTTAAGCAAAACAACACAAAATTGCGGACTCATTATGACTCTGAATTTTGGCAATTGGTACGCAAACAAGCGGAGTCAAAACTTAAGGCGGCGACTCGTCCCAATGGGACTCTTATATGGGACAAATTGCCTAATCTATTGACGACGAATCCCAAAGTAGAAAAGAGTCCCGATACGGATGAAAAGTATCTTGTTCAAATTTTGCACCTTGCGCCTAGTTTTGCCAGTCTATTCAATACTTGTTCAAAGGCGACTCTAGGTTGCGGTACGAATTGTTTGAACGAGTCGGGCCATGGGCAGAAACATATGATGCATAAAGGGACTCATTCGGTACACGTTGCCAGAGTCATTCGGACTCTTATTTGGTTTAGATATCGTGATCAATTCAAGGCCAAATTCCAAAGGGAATTAGACTCGCAACGAGTCAAGGCGCATAGACTAGGCGCAACGCCCGTTGTCCGTCCCAATGGGACAAGTGACCTAAGATTCGAGTCCCTATGGCCCGAACTATTCAACGACAATCCAGACGTTGTGTTTTATGATTATACAAAAGATATAGGCCGCAATGTTTCCCATATTCCGAACTATTCCCTTTGTTATTCCGTATCGGAGGAGTCAACGAATATGTCAATTGAATTAGCTTTTAGCAATAGTATGAATTGCGTTGTTGTCGGACGTCTTAAACGCAACGACAGTAAACCAGAGTCCTATATGGGACGGACCGCAATTGATGGCGACTCCCATGATTTACGTTTTCTTGATCCAAAGGGAGTCTTTGTTATCTTGTTTGCAAAAGGCCATGCATACAACGACACAAGCGGATTCGTCCGTGATATGGAAAAGGAGTCGGTATAATGAAAACATATAATACAATCCATGAAACACCACACTTAGCGGGAGTCGGAGTCAAAGGCCGTTGGGATAAGTCTGACGTGATCGCAGAATATGACTCCAATTGGAATCTGACATTGAAACAATTGTCTAATATGTCGGGATGGACTCTTAGTGAATTAAAAGAACTATTAGGGCCGTAAATAAGGCCATACAATAGCGTTAAAGCAATGGGGCGGGGTAACACCCGCCTTTTCTTTTGCCCTATCACAAGGCGCTTATATTGGCTGTCTGCATCGGTTCATTATTTGAACCAACACAATAGTTTACATATATTTTTGTGATCACATTTTGACTCTTGTTTATTCTTTTGTGATCACAAACGATTCGTATTAGTCCTGCCGATTCGCCCTGATTCGTCAATGATTCTTTTTGATTATACCCAAATTAATACCAAAGTGTTGCATTTTTGTCACATAACGACAGAATGATCACGAATTGTTACAAAATGTAATTAGGTGTTGACATTCGATGGGACCCTTGGTATAATACACGAATCGATTCGGTGCGGGAGGTACACCCCTACATCTATAACATAAGAAAATTAGTTCAGGTGTGTCAAACTGCCGCATATAACAAAGTGCAACAAAGTTGTAACAAAAGTTCATAACATCGGCTACCCACCTAAGAATCACCTATAAAACAACAAAAAAGATTCGTTAGAAAACAAGGGCTTATAAAATAGTTTAAAATTGTGTGTTACAAACCACAAAAAAAGCACTTATATAATAGTAAGAAAGCTATACTTAAGTATATAACTATAGTTTTCAGCATATATAGTTTTTTCTTCTTTATCTAGTAAAGAAAAAACAGACATAAGTTTAATACTTATGTATAGAAACAATCTCCTAAATTGTTTTGTCGTTCTCATTCAACCAAGACGTAACTTTCCAACTGGTATAGCAGAGTATGGTTTTGCCGATGGATGAGAGCCACAAAGCAATTTATCTGTCGTTAAGAACATGAGCATCCAAGCAATCCCATATAGTGAAGTTATAGCCAAGAAGGTTAAAGAGGGCATACGTAATGGTGTGTCTGTTAAAGATATACTTGCGTCTATACAAAAGTATCAGAATGCTCCTAGCTCTACAGCTACCTTCTATAAGCTCTATGGACAAGACATAGCTGACACTAAAGCTGATATTGTAGGTCAAGTTGGTTCTGTCGTTATACAACAAGCCCTTGACGGTGACTTTAAGGCAGCAGAACTATTCCTACGTAGTAAGGGTGGTTGGTCACCTACGTCTACAGTGAATGAAGTTGAACAGTCAGAGAACCCCGACGAAGACGAATCAGCTATTGACTCCCTAATTACCCTTCTAGGAAAGAAATCTCCCGATGCAACCCCAAGCGAAGATAACAGCTAATATCTTAAGAGACCTTCCTGATGAGGAAGTAGCTGCTATTCTGAAAGAGCTAGGCCCAAAGAAAGCGGAAGAGCTAAGACATGATTGGGGATTTTGGGCTAGACCTGAGCAACTGGAGCCTGAAGGTTCATGGAACACATGGGTCGCCTTGGCAGGACGTGGTTGGGGTAAGACTAGAGCAGGTGCAGAGTGGGTTCGCCATCGGATTAGATCAGGTGACAAGATTGTACACTGTGTCGCCCCTACAAAAGGTGATGTCCGAAGAGTTATGGTTGAAGGTGACTCTGGTCTTCTAAATGTATGTTGGAGTGGTGATGAGACATATCGTGGTAAACACATTGGTTTTCCTGTTTGGTCTCCCACAAACAATAGCTTAACATGGGAGAACGGCAGTAAAGCCGTATTCTTCTCAGCAGAAGACCCAGAACGTCTTCGTGGCCCACAGGCTTACAGCGCATGGTGTGATGAGCTTTGTGCTTGGCGTAATGCTCAAGATACTTGGGACATGATGATGTTTGGTCTACGTCTAGGTAAACACCCTAAAGTGTTTGTGACTACTACTCCCAAGACTACAAAACTAATAAGAACAATCCTAGACGATGAAAAGACGACGATCAGTACAGGCAGTACGTATGATAATGCTGCTAATCTTGCTGACACTTTCCTTGATGCAGTCAGGAAA